ATACGAAAAAGGAATGTGTGAAGAGCACATTAGGGACTATCTTGCACAAGCAATTCGTCAGAACTTTGTGGTTTCTTTTAACCTTCGTTCTGTTCTTCACATTATGGACTTGCGAGCAAAAATGGATGCTCAACTAGAAATTCAAGCACTTTGCGAACAGTTTGTTCCTCATCTCCAAAAATGGACTCCAAATGTTTGGAAATATTATGAAGAAAAACGCCTTCATAGAGCACGTTTAAGTCCTTAATTATTGGAGTATATTTAAATATAAATATTATTATATTAATAATAGACTAATATGTTAAAAGGAAGCACTAAAAATTTTGAAGATAGAAAATTAAAGATTACAAATTGGAAAATAATTGAAGATTTAGGAGTAAAACCAGTAGGTAAACTTGCAAGAAATAGACCTTTTGTTATTGCAGAATGTCCATATTGTAAAAAACACGTTGAAAAAAGTCTTTATTCTATTCGTGATGGTAGCGGTGCTTCTAAAAGTTGTGGATGTTTGAAGAAAAAAAGTGCTATTGAAAGAGGAAAAAAGCAAAGAACAGAACTAGGACATTTTACTTCTTTGGTGAGAAGATATACAACATCTGCAAAATGTAGAGGATATGAATTTAATTTATGTTTAGATGAATGTATAGATTTTTTTACCAATAAATGCTATTATTGTGGAGAACTACCTAAAAAAAGAAAAGGAAAACAATATGGTAAAGTAGTTCCAACAAATGGAATTGATAGACTTAATAATAATATTGGATATGAAATTTCTAACTGCGTTTCCTGTTGTTATGTTTGTAATAAAATGAAATTAAATCTATCAATGGAAGAATTTACTAATCATATTATGAAAATATCATCAAATTTAAACTCTAAATAAATTATCTTGAATTCGTAACTTTATGTCCACATATCCCGTAGTGAATACAAAAACTGGTGAACAAAAAGAAGTGGAAATGAGTATCCACGCTTGGGACCAGTGGAAAAAAGATAATCCAGACTGGATTCGTGACTGGTCTGACCCATCTACTTGCCCTTCTCCAGGAGAAGTTGGTGAATGGAGAGATAAGTTGGCCAATAAGCATCCTTCGTGGAATGATGTTCTTGGAAAAGCTCAAAAAATGCCCGGTTCAACTGTAAAGAAACTCTAATATGGCTAGAAGAAAAAGAGCAGAACAACCTATCGGGGTTGGTCTTACTACTCGTCAAATGAAGCGTAGAAAACCATTAAGTAGTGATTATCTAATTGATATTGACCCACTCACAGAGAATCAGAAGAAACTTTTTGAATCCTATGCAAATCAAAAGCATCTTGTTGCTTATGGTTGCGCTGGAACTGGTAAAACCTTTATCACTCTTTATAATGCTCTTCGTGAAGTCTTAGACGAAAGAACTCCTTTTGAGAAAATCTATCTTGTTCGTTCTCTTGTAGCAACTAGAGAGATTGGATTTCTTCCAGGTTCTTATGAGGACAAGTCTGATATTTACCAGATTCCTTATAAGAATATGGTGAAGTATATGTTCCAGATGCCTTCTGATGCTGACTTTGAAATGCTTTATGGTAATTTAAAGTCGCAAGAAACGATTAAATTCTGGAGCACTTCATTCCTTCGTGGAACTACACTTGATAATTCAATTGTCATCGTAGATGAGTTTCAAAACTGTACGGCACACGAACTCGATTCTATCATTACTCGTGTTGGTGAGAACTCAAAAATTATGTTCTGTGGTGATGCTTCTCAATCAGATTTGCAAAAAACCAATGAGCGTAATGGAATCGTAGACTTTATGAACATCTTGCGTAAAATGAATTCTTTTGATATAATTGAGTTTGGTGTAGAAGATATTGTTCGTTCTGGACTTGTTAAGGAATACATCATTGCGAAAATGGAAGCTGGTTTTTAATGTTTAAACATATTGATATTGAACTCCCTCAGTTGGAGCGTGAAACCATTGATGGTGTAAGGTATTATAAAGTTCCAGACGAAGATGAACTTCTCCGACTGGTCTCCATTACTTCGGTGACCAGTCACTTTAACAAGGAAATCTTTGTTAACTGGCGTAAAAAGGTTGGTGAAGAAGAAGCAGAAAAAATCACTAAAGCGGCAACTAGTCGTGGAACAGATCTGCATACTTTGGTAGAACATCATCTTAAAAATGAAAAACTACCAGAAGTTCAACCAATCTCTGATTTTCTTTTTAAGATTGCAAAATCGGAACTTAATCGTATAAATAATATTTACGCCCTTGAAGGGTCCCTATATAGTAAGCAACTGGGTATTGCTGGGACAGTTGATGCGATTGCCGAATATAATGGCGAGTTAGCGATAATCGACTTTAAGACTTCTAAAAAACCAAAACCACGCGAGTGGATCGAACATTATTTTGTTCAGTGTATGGCATATGGTTGTATGCTTTACGAACTGACTGGTATTTCAGTCAAAAAACTTGTAATCATTATGGCTTGTGAAAATGGAGAATGCGTCGTTTATGAAGAAAGAGACAAAGCAAAATACATCAAACTTCTCACCGAATACATTAGAAAGTTTGTTAGAGATAAACTGGAGCTCTATGGAACCAAATAAAGAACTAGAACAAGCCATCGAGAATAAGTTTTTAACGCCTTCTAAGTTTGCTCTTGAGATTGAAAAGATTGTAGCAGAAGAAAACTTTAACTACATTGATGCAATTTGTCATTATTGCGAAATCAATAGTCTTGAGGTAGAATCAGTTACGAAACTCATTTCAAAACCTTTGAAAGAGAAACTAAAGTGGGACGCAACTCGTCTTAACTTTATGAAGCGGACATCACGCGCCAAATTGCCTTTATGAGTCCTTTTGAGACATACCAAACTTATCTTTCGATGAAAAGTCATTTTACGAACAGTAAATATGACTTTTTTAAGTATGGGGGCAAATCCAGAGCAACCGTTACTTCATTTAACCGTCGCAAAGATAAGTATTTCTTTGAACGCACTTCGCGCAAACTTTCAGACAAAGAAATTGTAGACTTTTTATTAGCAAACTTTGTAGCAGCAGATTCCCCGAGCAACTTATGGATTGGCGAAATTATCAATTCTGGAGAAAGGACCTACGCAGATTGGATGCGGAGACAACAGAGTTTGACTTACTTGTTCAAAGAACAATCAACGGAATTGTTCTCAGAGAACGAATTAGAAACTGTGTTCAACTGTTCCAAAGGGCACCCTATAGTTCTCAAAAGGTTTCTAAGCGGGAAATTATCGCCAGAAACATTCGTAATCTACGACAAAATATTTTCAATCGTAAAAGATTTTGATAAGAAACTTTTGGACCCAGTGTGGGAAACCGTCAGTTTAAAAATTAAAAAATATTCTCCTTTCCTACATATAGATGTGTTCTCTTATAAGAAAATTTTACGGGAAATTATAAATGAGTAGATTTTTTGATTCCGAACTCATACAACAAGAACTTCGTGAAATTAATGAACTTCAAGAGTTTCTTTATGGGAGTATCTTGACTTTTGGTTCTATGTCCCGTGAAGATAAAATTGAACACATTGAAAAAATGACTTTGTTGCTTGAAAAGCAGCAGATTATGTATACTCGTCTTTCTCTTTCTGATGACCCAGAAGCGGTTGAGATGAAAGAGAATCTACGAAAATCAGTTGCTCTGATGGGATTTCCACCAGATACTGATATGACTTTACTTTTTAGCAGTATGACTAAAACGATTGAGTCTCTTAAAAAATTCATTGACAAGTGAGACCGTCTTTGCTATACTATCCAAGTAAATCCCCCGAATCCAAACTATCCGAGGTAATCCAAATGTCATTTCAAGACCTTAAAAAACAATCCAAACTCGGCAATCTTACTGCTAAACTTGTTAAAGAAGTTGAAAAGATGAGCAGTAATAATTCTTCTTCTGATGAACGTGTATGGCGTTTAGAGTGTGATAAAGCAGGCAATGGTTATGCCGTGATCCGTTTCCTTCCTGCTCCGAACGGTGAGGATCTTCCGTTCGTGAAACTCTACAGTCACGCTTTTCAGGGAGTATCTGGTTGGTATATTGAGAACAGTCTGACTACTCTGGGTCAGAAAGATCCTGTGTCCGAACTGAACTCCGAACTGTGGAACAATGGCACTGATGCTGGTAAAGAACTTGCCCGTAAGCAGAAGCGTAAACTGACTTATGTTTCCAACATTTATGTGGTCAAGGACCCTGCCAACCCCGCCAACGAAGGTAAAGTTTTCCTGTTTAAATACGGCAAGAAGATCTTTGACAAACTGACTGCAGCGATGCAACCTGAGTTTGAAGATGAAGAAGCAATCGATCCGTTTGACTTCTGGCAAGGTGCTAACTTCAAACTGAAGGCAAAGAATGTTGCTGGTTATCGCAACTATGATTCTAGTGAGTTTGCCGCTCCTGCTCCCCTGCTGGACGATGATGACGCAATGGAAGCAATCTGGAAGAAGCAGTATTCTCTTGCCGAACTCGTTGCTGCTGACCAGTTCAAGTCTTATGATGAACTGAAGAAGCGTCTTGAGTATGTGCTGGGTTCCAAAGGTTCTCGCCGTGTGGATGAGGAAGTGGCAGAAGAGGAAGAGTACTCTCGTGGTCCTGTGAAGGAACTGACTGAAGATCTCCGTGATGAACTGTCTTCTCTGAAACCTACCCGCCGTGCATCTGCTGTTGAGGAAGATGAGGACGATGTGGACGATACCTTGTCATATTTCGCAAAATTGGCAGAATAATTTCTGTGCTATAATATGGGGGAGGTCAAGGGTCCTCCCTTTTTTATGAAATCTGATTACTACATTGACCGAATCACAAAAAAACAGGCGGATGAATTGATATTAAAATATCATTATCTAAAGGATATATCAAAAGGATATAAATCTGGGAGAAACTACGGTCTCTTCAAAAAGAACGATTTTTGTCCATTAAACATCGGACAGTTACTTGGGGCAGTAATTTTTACTGGACTCCCAGTCCCAGAAATAGCACAAGGAGCATTTGGATTAGAACGAAATGAGCAAGAAGGACTCTTTGAACTTTCAAGACTTTGCATACATCCTGACACACAATCTGCAGAGCATAATATCACTTCTTGGTTTGTTTCAAGAGCGATTAGACAGTTACGAAAGGATACTGAAGTTAAAGCAATCATCTCTTACGCTGATAGTGATTTCCATTTTGGTACAGTCTATCGTGCTCTTAATTTTAAATATTGCGGACTCACAGACCCAAAGAAAGATTTCTACTATGCAGACGGAACTAAACACTCTAGGGGCAAAATTAAAGGTGCTTCAGGAGAGTGGAAAGACCGCTCCCGCAAACACCGATATGTAATGATTTTTGATAAGAACCTAGAACTCTTATGGATTTGATGCTCTAGTATTTTCAGTTCTGATTAATTTATTATCTACATATTGCGATGATTTATCATAAGTCATCGCTTTTCTTGTATCTGTAACCACTTGCTGTAGATATCTTGGCTTAAGAACATAGATTCCACGCTTTTCATTATTCTTAGCAACTTCATATTCATAGTTGCTCACACCAGTTACTGGATTTAATGTTGCTAGTGGATTGCTTGGATTTGGAATGGTAAAAGTTGAATCAACAACTTTACCTGCAGGAAGAATTAACCTATCCTTACTATCTTTAACTTCAGTAGTTTCATAATGATGAATAGCATTTAAATCAGTTCCATAGATTGACTCTGCATAATCATAAACATCCTTATCAGAAAGTGGCCATTGGTCTCTAACTCTTGTAATACCTGAACTTACAAGAACTACCCAATCATATTGAGAACTTCCATAAATTTCTTCTGCTACTGTTTCTGGACGAGCACCATCTACAATCTGATACTTATCAAAGATTGTGAAAACATTTTGTAAGTCATCACGAAGTTTTACACGACGAAATAGATTCTTAACAGTCAAATACTCATCAGATGCTTTGCGATCTGATAAGAATGATTGGTATTCTAGATTTGGTAATTCTCTAAAGTAAGACATTAGTATCCAACTCCATATTGACCACCTTGAGTTGTGTAATCTTCAGCGTAAATTGGGGTGAGTTCTTTGAATGTTAGCGATAACTGCATATAAACTGGTGTTCCATCAGAATAAGTAGAATAAGTTCCAGATCCAGTGTAATTTACACTCATTCCAATAAGAGCACAAATTTTAAATCTATTCAAGTAAGGATGAGGTTTTGTCCCACTCATATATTGCAGTCTGAAAACTTCTGGTGATTTGAGAAATAGTCCTGCAGCACCTCCACTATCTAATCCTTTTTTTACAGCACTATATTGTTTAAAAGATTTGATAATCTCTTTAATTTCTCTAGATTCTTTTTCGTCTCTAGGAACCATATCAAATGCAAATGTAAATTCTGGTCTCATATTCACACCATTAAAAACCAGTTCTATATTATCATTAAATACTGCACCAGTAAATCTGGATAAGTTGCTGCTCACTGAAGCATTTTTACCAAGAACAGCTTTAACAGCAGAAGAAGAAAGAGTAGCTTGTAATGCTTTCTGCCCTATAGAAGTTTGAGCAGCTGTAGCTACATTTACGCCTGCAGATATAAGACCATTTACTAAAGAACCAACAAAATTATCTCCTTGCATAACACCAGTCGCAATATTCATACCTGCTGCTTCTAAAGGATTAAAACTACTCGGTCCCCAAGCGGCACTATTACTATCCTGAATATTTTCTGGTATTGGTAATAATATTGTTTGTAAAATATCTTTTTTACTATTTGGAGACCCTAATTGATCTTCATATGTTTGGTCAGATGTATTTAAGGCAAAAGAAGCATTATTTTGAGTTCCAAGACCTGGAGGAGTATATTTAATAACATCAATTTTAAGATAATCGTCAGATGCCTCAATCTTTTTATAAGGATATCTTAATGTAACCGACTTTGTTTGTGTAGATTGATTTTGAGAAAACGCAGTTAAGTTTCCAGAACTATCAACTCCAAATTGTGGGTTTGTAAATGGATCTGCCATTATCTTTTTCTAATTATTTAGTTCTAATGTTGCTAAAAGGCAGTCTTCTTAAATCTTCAATCTCCGTATCATAAACCTCATATATTCCTCCAGCAATTTCATCCCAAGTGTATTGTCTGGATTCTCCCCAGTGAAAGTTAATACCCTTAAATCCCCATTTAAATACCTCAGTTACGGCAACCAGAGGATTTTGATCGTATCTTATACCTGAAGTTTTAGCATTATAAGAAAAGATATAAAACTTACCAACTTTTGGAGGTTCGTTAGTTTTCGGTAAAATTTTGATTAACTCACGCATTAAGTCATCAGAACTTTCTGTTCCAATAAGTTTTTTTACTAGAGGACTGATACGATTTATTTTTCCCCTGTCTTTTAGAGTCTTTCTCGGCATTACTTAATACCCAGTTCGTTTTCTGTGATTACCTTGAACTCATATCCTCTATCAGCACACCATTCTTTTGCTGCTTCCCACTTTGATTGATTTTTAGCATACTCATAAACCTCACGAATATAATTCTTTGTTTGCCTTTGAGGTTTTGGTGGTGGAACAGTTTGCTTTTTAGGTTTGATTTCAATCATATATTTTTTAATTGAACCATCAGATTCTTTGACTTTTATGAGAAAGTCTGGGAAATATCTATGAATCTTACCATCAACAGGGGAGCGATATGGAATGCATTTTTCTTCAGATTCCCAAGATATAATTTTTTCATTTAAGTCACAATAAACACAAAACTTTCTTTCCCACAGAGACCTATAAATGATATTTGTGGGATCTCCATTATACTTTTCTGGATATGATGGTTGATATTTTCCCTTATAGGACATCTAAATACTTATAATATAAGACTCGTATAAGGTATTTAGAGTGGCTATTAAGCGCAGAATATCTGATATAAAACCACTATTAACAAATCTTGCCCAATCTTCGCACTATGAAGTTCAGTTTGGTGGATTACCAGATCAATTAAAAGATTATCTTCGTAAGAGAGGAGTTACATCTAGATTTGTTGTAGGTGATGCTGGATTGTTATGTTATTCTGCAATTTTGCCAACATCAAATCTTGCAACTAACACTATATCTGGAAATTTTATGGGCGTGCAGGAAAAATTTGCCCATACAAGATTATACGATACAATTACTTTAGATTTTTATATTGATAAAAATTATAAATCTCTAAAATTTATTGAGAGTTGGATGGAGTTTATTGCAAGTGGATCTTTCAACCAACAAGGATTAGATGGAGAAAATTCTTCAATCAGTCAGAATAATCAAGGTTACTTTTCTAGGATGCAATATCCAGCATACTATAAGTCAAATGCAACTAGAATTATTAAATTTGATAGAGACTACAAACAAGAAATTGAATATAATTTTATTGGACTATTTCCATCAACTATTAGTTCAATTCCAGTAAGTTATGTTGCTTCTGATACCTTAAAAATGTCTGCAACATTTCAATACGATCGCTACATTGCTGGTAAATCTTTGAGTATTAATCAATATCTGGGAAATTCTAATAATAAGGAACCAACCGAACCAACAACTACTCAAAGAACTTTAGTACCAGTTCGTGGTCAAAGTGGTGTTGTTTTTTATGATTCAAGTATTGATACAAGAACTAGTGCTGAAGTGAATAGAAGATTTTTTAATGGTTCTGGGCAACCGATAATCAACTAAATAATTTTACTGAAATCTATAGGTCATTATGCCTTTACCTACAATTGCAACGCCGACATATGAGTTGGAAATTCCTTCATTAAAAAAGAAAATAAAATACAGACCATTTTTAGTTAAAGAAGAAAAAATTCTGATTATTGCTATGGAGAGTGAAGATCCAAAGCAAATTGCTGAAGCAGTTAAGACAGTAATTGGTAATTGTGTTCTCACTAAAGGAATTAAAATCGATCAACTAGCAACTTTTGATATCGAATATCTTTTCCTCAATATTCGTGGAAAGTCTGTTGGTGAAGATGTGGATGTTTTAATTACTTGTCCAGATGATGGGACAACACAAGTCCCGGCTTCTATAAATTTGGACGATATTCAAGTTCAGGTAAGTAAAGAACATTCTCGTGATATTAAATTGGATGATTCTCTAACTATGAGAATGAAGTATCCATCGATGCAAGAGTTTATTAAAAATAACTTTGCTAATGAAATGGATGTAAGTGTTGATGATACTTTTGATATGATTTCTTCTTGTATTGAACAAATTTATAGTGAAGAAGAATCTTGGACGGCAGCTGATGTGACGAAAAAGGAAATGAATGAATTTCTTGAGCAGCTGAGTTCGAAGCAATTTAAAGATATCGAAAGATTCTTTGAGACTATGCCCAAACTTTCTCATACACTCAAAATTAAAAATCCAAATACTGGAGTTGAAAGTGAAGTTATTCTGGAGGGATTAACATCTTTTTTCGCCTAGCGATGGCGCACGAAGATCTTGCGTCATACTATAAGACTAATTTTGCTCTTGTTCAGCATCATAAATACTCTTTGACAGAGTTAGAGAATATGATTCCCTGGGAACGGGAAATCTATGTTGGGTTACTCCAACAATACATTGAAGAAGAAAATCTGAAGAATAGTGCTAATGGCTGAAATGGATCCTGTAGCAATTGCCCAGAGCGGGGTTGACCCCGTAACAGGATCTCCGCTGTCTTCAGAGGTTCGTAAGGCACTTTTTAGAAGAACGATTGTTCCATCAAAAGTATTTGCTCGTGGTGGAGCATTAGTAAAAAGAGATGAGAGTGTTCTTGTTGCTCAACAGCAAGTAAAAAAAGATGATGGTACTCTTGTTGTCCAACAGCAAGTAAACACGCAAGAAAGCATTACATCTCTTCAAAATCAAATTAATAATCTTCGTATAGAAGTCGCTGGATTAACTGCTGGGTTAGCCACTATTTCCAGACTTATACAAGCGGATAGTGTAGTAGAACAAACTCAGATTAGAACTGAGCAAGAAACTGAAAGAAGAAATGCTGAGAGACAAATTAGGTCGGGTAGAGAAAATCTTTTAGAGCAAAAGATTACTTCAGCATTAGCAGTACCAATTGCAAAGTTACAAGAGAAAATAAGTGATACTTTTGGTGGAGTGTTTAATGCTATTAAAATTCTATTTGTTGGGTGGTTAACAAATCAAGGAATAGAAACTTTAAAAGCATTTACTGAAGGAAATGGTAAGAAGTTAGAGGAAATTAAAAATGCAGTTATTAAAAATCTAGCAATTGCTGCTGGAGGTTTGTTCCTGATAAATGGTGGATTTGGACTAATTCTAAGAACGGTTACTGGAATTACTGCAAGAATTTCTAAATTAACATTTTCTTTAATTAAGGCTCCATTTAAACTTGCTGCTGCTGGTGGTGCAGTATTAGCAGCAAAGATAGCAGGAAGAAGAAATGTTTCCCCTCCTTCTGCAGTTCCATCAACAAAAGTTCCGATTACTGGAACTGGTGGAAAAGTCTTATCTGAAAGAGGTGCTAATTTCTTTACGCAGTCATTAAAAGGTCTTGGTGGTTTTGGGAGGGGGATATTTAAAAGTGTCGGTAAGGTAATGCCTTTCATAAATATTCCTCTTGCTGCAACGGCATCATATCTGGATTATAAAAAAGGTGATTATTTTGCGGCTGGACTAAGTGCTGCTGGAGCTCTTCCCGGACCACTTGGGTGGGCAGCTATCGCAGGAAGGGCTGCATATGGTTTGTCTGGAATGGAAGGTAAAGTAAAAATGCCCGAGGTGAAACCACAAACATCTGCACTAAGTCCAAAACTACCAAAAGTTGCAGAACCTTCGGCACCACCAATATTTGATATGAATCTTCAAGATTCATTAAAACCATTTTCTGATTTGGGTAACCAATCGACAAGTAATCCACCCACACCTAGCACAGCATCTTCTCCAGCACAAGTTCAAACTTCACAAAGACAATCTTTCAATATTGGAACATTACCAGAACCACAACCAACAGTTGTGGTAGCATCGACAAGTTCTGGTAATCAATCTGGAAGAGGAACTGCTACATCTGGACCTCTTACTGATATTCCTTTAATCCCATCAGCAAATTCGGATAATTTTTATACATTATATTCTCAAATGTGCTATAATGTGGTAACATAAGATGGTAGTAAAATCGCCACTAAACCTAGAAAGAGTTTCATCTTCAGTTTTCTTAACCAGAAAAGAACTTTCTGGTGCTAATCAATCGGTAAAAAATATATCCAATATTCTTATTAATAGGACAAAAGTAAAAAGAGAGTCTTTTGCAACTAAAAATATTTTAAGATATAGAAGAGTTGAGAGTGAGAGAAGAGCAGACCAAGAAAGTCAGTTAGAAGCATCTAACTTATCGGTTAGACCTGGTGGTCCATTTAGAATGATTCAATCGGTTGGTGGATCATTCCTTCAAAGAATTTTGGGATTTGTTGGGTATCTTGGAGCAGGATGGATACTTTCAAATTTACCAACCTGGATACAGTTAGGTAGAGAATTTATATCAAGACTTACTAAAACTGGACAAATTATCTCTGGATTTTTATCAAATACTATAAAATTATTTACTGGATTTGGAACTGTTTTGGATGCTGTTTGGAAGAATGTAACTAGTTTAGACTTTACAGATTCTTCAAATCGTCTTGAGACGGCATTTGGTGATTTAGCATTAACTCTTGGAGATATGGGTTCTCAAATCGAAGAAGGATTTAAACTTATAACAGCACCATATCTTACTACTCCTTTAGGAACTCCTTCTCAAGACGAAGGTGCATATCCAGAAACTAGAGTTCCAGGCGAGTCTGGACAACTAAATCCAATTCATAAGCAAGCACTTGATATTATAGCAGGACCGGAAAGTGGTGGTGATTATAATGCTATGAATAATGGTACAGCAGGCGATAGACCTGGTGGTTCTAAAAAATGGCTTGGGAAAAATCTTACTGATATGACTATTGGTGAAGTTAAAGATTATCAAAATAATAAAAAAACTTTATGGGCTGCAGGAAGATATCAAATTGTTCCAGGTTCTCTTCCAACAGCACAAAGATCCGCTGGTTTAAAAGATAGTGATAGGTTTGATCAGAATAATCAAGATTTGCTTGCAATTGGATTGTTAAAAACTCAAGGACCTGGTGCTTGGTCGAAATATTCCAAGTATTCTCAGAAAGAAATTTCAATAATGTATCAGGCAAAGAATGCTCCATTAGGAGAATTAAGAGCACCAGTAGCAAAAACACCACCTACTCCAGCACCACAATCTAAACTTGACCTTTCAAAACTTGGATTTAGATTGGGGGAAAGAGCAGGATACTCTAGAAGTAGGGGAAGAGTTCACGCTGGTAGAGATATTCCAATTGCCTCTGGAACACCGGTATATGCATTTACTGATGCAGTAATTACTAGTGTTGGTTATGAAGGCGGATACGGTTATTATATAACTTTTGTTGATACAAATGGTATAGAGCATTTTTATGGACACCTTCGTGAAATGCCCAAATTCAAAAAGGGACAAACTGTTTCGGCAGGGACTGTGCTTGGATATGTTGGATCTACTGGGCGGAGCACTGGACCTCATCTTCACTGGGAAGTTTCTCCCCGTATCGGTGAAGTTGGTTATACAAGAAATAATGTTATCGATCCAATTGAATATGGGTTTGACCCAAAAGCACCTTTTGGAGCAAAAATATCTGCAACACAGCGTAGAGTAGCATCACAAAATTTAAAAAGAGAAAGAAAAGGACCTCAGATTTATCTAATTGATGATAATAAACCAGTTGCTCCTCCAGCACCTTCAGGCGGGTATTATTCAAATATTAAATCAGATATCAATGAATTTAATATGTTAAATAAGTTTATCCAGAAAAAACTTCTAATAGATTTATCTTACCTATAATGTCACTAGTAAAGTCGATATATGAAGAGTTAATTATACAGTCAAACGACCAAAAAAGGACGGTTGATATTTCTACTGGCACAATCGCTATTGATTATTATGAAGATATTTTTTCCCCCACAATTACAGCGAAGATAAGAGTAGTTAATACAGGAAATACAATTCCTTCTGCAAATAATATTGATGGAGAAAAACAATCAATTTATAATGGATTACCTTTAAGGGGTGGTGAAAGAATTTCTATGAAAATTGCAGGAAACTCTACAACAAATCCTGGACTTGATTTCTCCAAAAATCCAAATGATTATCTTTATGTTTCAAGTATCACTGATGTAATCTCTGAAACAAACAAAGAAAGTTTTACATTAAATCTTGTTTCAAGAGAAGCAATCACAAACGAAACGACCAGGGTGATGGGAAAATTTCCTACTGGACTTTCAATTGATCAATCTGTTACTAAAATCCTAAAGGAAAATTTAAAAGTAAATAAAATTGGAACGATAGACCAAACTTCAAATAAGTATGGTTTTATTGGTAATATGAGAAAACCATTTACTGTTTTGGTTTGGTTAGCATCCAAAGGAGTTCCAGTAACTTCTGGAGATGGAACTGCTGGATTTGTCTTTTATCAAACGAAAGATGGATTTCAATTTAGATCAATTGATAATTTGATTTTACAAAAGGCAAAGGCAACATATATCTATAGTCAAACAACCACCAGTTATGATAATGAGGACAAAAAAGTCAATAATGATTTTAAAATTTTAAACTACATCGCTGATAAGAATCAAAACTTAATCGAGAAACTTAAACTGGGAACATATGCAAGTCATCGTATGTTCTTTAATCCTTTAAACTTCTCATTTTCAAAGTATGAGGAAGGGTTATTTAAACTTAAAGATTATTCTGGAAAGGCAAAAAATCTTGGAAGTGACCTTAAATTACCAAAAGTATCTGAAGGTTCAGATTTAACTTTAGGAGATGTTCCTACAAGAATTATTACTGCAGTTCTTGATATTGGAACGATGGAAAAGAATGCTTCAAGAGAACTAAACTCTGATCCGAAATTATATCAATCACAATCATTGATGAGATATAATATTCTTTTTACGCAAACTCTGAGTGTCATAGTCCCTTCGAATACTAATTTAAGAGCAGGTGATGTTATTGAATGTAAGTTTCCAAAAATTTCTCAATCTGACGCGAAAGAATATGACACCGAAACAAGTGGTCTATATATGATTAAGGAGTTATGCCATCATTTTGATGCACAAAGTTCATATACCTCAATGAAACTTGTAAGAGATACCTTTGGAATCAATAAAGAGGAAAGGAAAGGATAAATGATTGACGAGTCATTACTCAAAAGTAACTTTTTAGGGAGAGATGGTTTCCGTTGGTGGATTGGACAAATTGCTCCTATTGATGCCTGGAAATCTCAAGCAGAAGGTGGTGGTTGGTCATACAGATATAAGGTAAGAATCATTGGATATCATCCTTATAATGTTGCCGATCTTTCGAATGAAGATTTGCCTTGGGCACAAGTTTTATTACCAACAACTGCAGGAACTGGAGCAGCAAATTGCTCTACTGGAGTTCAATTGCAACCATCCGATGTAGTTTTTGGATTTTTTCTTGATGGTGATAATGCTCAAATTCCTGTAATTATGGGTGCATTTGGTAGAACATCAGAGGTTTCAAAATTACCTTATAGTAATCCATTTGTTCCTTTTACTGGAAATACTGATTATATGCCAAAACAGTCTGCAACATTAAAATCAAGTGAAAATAGTGAGCAGACAAAAAACTCTGCAGAAACTCCACCAAATCTTCCTCCAGAACTTGCAAAATTAAAAGACCCAGAAAATCCAGCAGATAGTCAGGCAAATGGTGAAAGAGTAACTCTAGCAAGTCCTGAAAATGATGCGATTCTGGGAATCAAAAATGAAGTTAAAAATTTATTGAAAAAAATAAGAACTTTCTTAAAAGACGCACAGAACTACCTATCGAAGGTAAGTCAAGAAATTAGAAAGGCTGCTGATAGTATTGCTAGATATGCGAATGATTTTGTTGGTCAGTCATTTAACTTTTTGATTAACGGTAATGAAGAATTTCCTGGATTGGTAGGTCTTTTGAAAAAAGGATTGGATTTACTTTATAAACAAGTTTATGGTGCAGTATTAGTAGCAACAGCAAATCCTGCAGCAGCTCATCTTGCTGGTGTTGCTGCTCAAGAAGCGATGGTTGGTCCAGTTAAACTTTTAGAAGATGCAATTGCTTGTGTTGCAGGAACTGTTGTTGATAATTTAAAAGATATTGTTTCAGATTTACTTTACTCTGTTGTAGAAAATGTTGAGAGATTTGTAAGTTGTGCCGCAGACCAGTTTATAGGGACTTTAGTTAATACGATTATTGATACAATTGAAGGTGGATTATCCACAGTTCTTGGTGGATTGGAAAAACTTCTACAGTTCTTCTCAGATTTTAGTGTTGGAAATGCTTTGAGAACTGCTTCTGAGATTCTTCAATCAAGTGGTATCTCATTTGATTGCAATCAAGTTAAAGGTGGATTGCAAGGAATGGCAAAAGAATGGGTGGTCGGTGCTGGAGAAGCATTTGTTGCTTCCGAAAATTATCAGAATATTATGGAAGCAATTAATCTTAAGAATGTTGGTCAAAATCTAAATGAAATTGCAGAATGCTTCACCGGTGCTATTGAAAACGCAAGTGTTGCTGTAGTCAATATATTTGGCGGAGGGAGTTCTGGAACTGGAGCGACTGGTATTCCCATCTTTGGTTCTTATACACAAGATTCAAACGGAACAGTAAGAGCAAGTGTAATTGGAGTTCAGGTTACAAATGGTGGATCGGGATATACTTACCCACCATTTGTTGAGATTGTCGATGATGCTGGACAAGGATATGGTGCTACGGCAAGAGCATTAATTAATGATATGGGTCAGGTAACATCAATTTATATTGTGTCTGAAGGTGAGAATTATACTCCATCAGATATAACAGAATATTCTGTATCTAAAGTGATTGTGGAGCAACCTGGTTCTGGATATGAGGATGGTGATATTGTTGTTGATAATCGTGGAAATGAGTATAAAACGCAAATCGTTAATGGATCTATCTATCAGGTAGAACCTCTAAATAATGTAGTTCAATCTCTACCTGTTCTTACAGTTAAATCTCAAACTGGCGGTGGAGCAGTTCTTCGTCCAATACTTTCAGATCCAAACTTCACATCAAACCTCACATCAAATATCACATCAAATCTCACAGGTGAAATTCAAAAAGTCGTAGATTGTGTAACATAAAATGCCCACAGTAGCAGAAAGACCAGATCAAAATATTTACGCAAGACAACTGATGAGCTTCAATCCTCAATTTAGGATTGATACTTCTAATCCAGCAATGGGAGCAAGTGGAACAGATGTTTACAAATTATATGCCGCTACACAAGATACTCAATCATCTATCTCATTAAGTAACTCTGGTCGCTTTTCAATCAAAAATGATTACAGTATTGAAATTATATCTGGATATAAAAGTGATGGAAAGAATGAAGATATTGTAATTGCCGGATTAAGTGGAAATGTTAATATTGTTTCAACTCACGGCACGGTTCGTATTAAGGCAGCAAACATTATTCTTTCGGCAGATGAAGATATTATGTTTAAGGCAGGAAGAAATATTACATTAAAAAGTGGATCTGGTAGAACTTTAATACAAGGAAATAAGGTAGATGTAAAAGGATCTACGGGAACTTTAATTCAGGCTTTAGGTGAAGATTTTACCACCAAAGTATTTTCTGACAGTTTTGTCGGTGCTGATGTACTTAAAGGTCTCTTTGGTGGATTAGTCGGTACAGTCATAGATACGGTACTATAGTATGTCAGACATTACAGTAACTGGTAATCAGGCTTATTTTAATGAAGACTCTAAGTTCTTCAAAGATGTTTACATTTATGGGACATTGTATTATGAGTTTCCAATAAAACCTAAAACGACATTTAATGATGTAGATATTCTAGGAAACTTAAATGTTTTAGGAAATTCAACATTTACTAGTGCAACATTTACTGGTGATGTTTATCTTGATAATAATTTATCTGTAGGAATTTTAACTGTAAGAACTAGACTAGATGTTGGTATTGGTGGAACAATTCTTACAACATCTACAGGAAAAATTGGAATTGGAACTGCACAACCATTACAAACTTTAGATGTTAATGGAATCGCAATCATTAGTGAAAAGGTTGGGATTGGAAGTATAAGTCCAGAGCAAAAACTTGATATTCTGGGAAGTGTAAAAATTGATGAATTTATCTATGATTCCAACAATTCTCCTGGTTCAAATGGATATTATTTGAGTATGGATGCCGATGGCATTCGATGGACTGGACTTCAACCAAGTGCTGATATTCAAGGAATTTTTATCCAGGATGAAGGAGTTTATGTTCCTACAACAGGAATTGCTAAATCCTTTACTGTATTAAATTTTACACAAATTAATAGTCTTGGTGTAGGAACTGATAATCTAATTCCAATAGAAAACCCAACTAACCCAAATTTTATTGCAGATATACAAACAAAGGATTATTGGGGATTTAACTCCTCAGGCAACATTTATAGAATGACAAATGTTGGTATTCAAAATAGTAATCCAACATCAACCTTAGATATAACAGGAACTCTTCACGCAACAGGAGCAGTTGATTTTGATTCATCTTTAAATGTTGATGATGCGACAACACTCAATTCAACTTTAGATGTTGATGGTGCCACTACACTTAATTTAACTTTAGATGTAGATGGCGCTACAACACTCAATTCAACTTTAGATGTAGATGGTGCCACTACACTCAATTCAACTTTAGATGTTGATGGTGCCACTACACTCAATTCAACTTTAGATGTAGATGGTGCCACTACACTTAATAGCACATTAGATGTAGATGGTGCTACAACACTCAATTCAACTTTAGATGTTGATGGTGCCACTACACTTAATTTAACTTTAGATGTAGATGGTGCTACAACACTCAATAATACCCTAGATGTTGATGGTGCCACTACACTCAATTCAACTTTAGATGTTGATGGTGCCACTACACTTAATAATACCCTAGATGTTGATGGAGATGTAACCTTCAATAGCTCTACTGAATCAACTAATAAAGATACCGGAGCATTAATTACTCAGGGGGGAGTTGGTATTGAAAAGAATTTAAATGTTGGAGGAAATACAAAACTCATTGGAACCTTAGAATTAGATTCCTCCCTGATTGATATTAATGGTCAGATTGCAGGACCGTCCGTAGGAAAGACTGATTACAGACTTGCTTCCGTTGGTACTGGTGTATCTTGGAGACCTGCAGGAGTTGAAACTCAAAATACTATTTGGGTTACTAAAGATGGTAATGATTTAAATACTGGATTTCTTGAGGGTGATGCAAAAGCAACAATAGGCGGTGCTGCAGCAATAGCAGAACCTGGAGATACAATTGTTATTAGACCTGGAGTTTACACTGAAAATAATCCAATTGGTCTTCGCACTGATGTTACGGTAACGGGGCAAGATTTAAGACTTGTGACTGTTAGACCTCTCAATGTAACTAAAGATGTTTTTCATGTAAGAAGAGGATGTTTAATTGAAAATATAAATTTTGCAGGATCGAGTGTTTCCATTGCACATACGGGTTGTGGTGCAGTTGCATTTCCACCCACAACTGTTGCGGACCAAGCAAATAGTGGATATATTGCACCGGGTCCTGCAAATGAAGGACCAACAGGAAGATGGAGGAGTCCATATATTAGAAACTGCACCAATTTTATGACTGGTAGCATTGGTATGAAGATTAATGGAGATCATGCTACTGCTTCTACTCCTGGAAATGATTTGAAATGCATGGTATGTGACTCATTCACACAGTATAATGAAAATGGAATCGGAGTATCAATCACAAATAATGGATATGCACAGTTAGTTTCTATTTTTACGATTAACTGTGATATTGGAATTTATGCAGACAGTGGTGGATCTTGTGACTTAACAAATTCTAACTCTTCTTTTGGTAACTATGGATTATATGCTGTTGGAATTGGATCTACAGAATTCACAGGAACAGTTGGAACTTATCCACCAACAAGAGGACAAACTGGTGTCGATGCTGGAAGTGATATCGTTGCTTTTGAAAATGTAGGAAATTCTAGAAGACCCTATGATGGTCAAACTCTATTTTTTAAAATAAATCTGAGTAATTATCCAGATGCTGTTGGATCTGGTGTAATTACAGAACCTATGGTTGAGATTCAAGAAATAGTGGTTACTAATGGTGGTAGTGGATATAGTCCTGCTTCTCCTCCCACTATCATTATTATTGATACTTCTGACAATTCTCAACAACCAAAAGGACCTCAAGGTATCATTGCAGAATTAAGTCCGACTATTGCTGAAGTTAGTGGCGCAATTACTACTATTGATGTCGTAAATAGTGGTAGAAATTATCTCTCAACACAAAATTTAGAGGTACTTATTGATGGAGGAACTGCTACGGCAGAAGTAATTACTAGACCAATTTATTATGCAATTGATTCTGCAACAGAAAATTCTGCAGGAATTACTACCGTTACATTTACTGAATTCATTCCTTATGAATTATTTGGTAGTGAAGAAGCTTCTTTTAGAAGAATCAGTAGAATTTTGACAAGTTCACATTCTTTTGAATACATAGGCACGGGCACTGACATAAATACAGCAACACCCTTTACTGGTGGTGTTCCAATTAAAGCAAATGAAATTGTTGCTTTAGATGGAGCCCAAGTTCCATTTACAAGCACAGACCAAAAAGGTAATTTTGATATTGGTGAAGGATTTCAAATCAATCAACCAACATCCACCATTAGAGGAAGAGATTTTAGTAAAGCAATTCAGGCAGAAATTACCCCCATCATACTTGCATTGAGATAAGATATGGCAGTTGCACCACTTAATAAATTTATTACAATAGCGGTTCCAGTTGCTCCTGGAGAGCAAACAGTGTATACGACACCTACTGGAGTTTCTGCTATTGTTCTTTATGCCCAAGTAAGTAATGTTGGAATTGGAAATACATATCCTACTGTAACTTTTACACATAGAAGAAAGAGCACTTCTCAAAGAACTTTTGGCAACACGAGAAATAATAGAATTATAAAAGATGCTGAAATTCCACCAAATGATTCTATTATACTTATAGATGGTAGATTAGTCTTAGAGAAAACTGCTATTGTTACAGATTCAATCGTAATTGAAGGAACACAATCTGGAATTGTATCTGTAACTAATTGTTTGTATGATAATACTACAGGAGTTACGACAATCACTACTATTAGTGCTCATAATTTTAATGTTGGTGATGAAGTTACGATGAGTGGTCTTGCATTTACTTGTGCTCCGGGTAATTATGGAATTACTACTACGATTTTTCCTTCACCGCAACAATCATTTACGATAGATTCAATTATTGGAACTGTAGGGATCTCTAAAACCTTCGTAACTAACTCCGGAACTGTTACTGGGATTGCACATACATATGTAAGTGGTGGTCAAGTAGGACCACTTCAAATGGAATTTATTTGTAGCATCTTAGAGAATAGTACAATATAATTATGCCAAAGTATTTAAGTGGAAGAGTTAAAAGAGTCTCTCAGTCAGCACTAAGTACTGATAGATACAGTTACTTAGGATTAAATGAAGCTGAACCAAATCTTGGCGATCCCACTTTAGTTTATCCATCACTTCCTATAGGACTACAATATCAGCTTGTTTCTATCCCAGGATATCCAGGAGAAAGATATTGGATTCCAGTTGGTGGAGGTTTGATTCCAGGTTCAATTAGTGTATTTGATGAAGGTTCTCTTGTAGGAACATCAAATAGCATTACTCAACTTAATTTTGTTGGTAATAGTGTTGCGGCACAAGCAATTCCACTAGGTATTGCAGCAACCATAACAGTCGCTCCTCCAGGAAATAACGGAAGCGTTTTATTCAAAGAAAGTGGAGATTTTGCAACTTCTTCTGGATTATTATTTAATAGTTCTGTAGGAATTTTAACTGTTGGTAATGGATTAATAGTTGGTGCGGGTGGAACACTTTTTAATGCGAATACAAATGGATTGATTGGTATAGGAACCACAAATCCAACACAAAAATTAGATATTCAAGGAGATTTAAGACTTACTGGAACGATTTATGATTATAATAATCAACCAGGAACTAATACACAAATTTTAATTAAAAATAATTTTGGTGGATTAACTTGGGTCAATCAAGAAACAGTCAGGGCAGGAGCAGGAGGAACATATCAAAATATTCAATTTCATAATAGTGCTGGATTGGTTGATGGCGCTTCTAACTTTGTATTTGATGACATTAATAGTAGAATTGGTATTGGTAGCACTCAACCAAAAGTTTTATTAGATGTTTTAGGAATATCTAGTTTCAAGGGTAGAACTTTTATTGATAATCTTAATGTATCAGGTATAGCAACGATTGCAACTCTTGGCGTATCGGGAACTACAACAACTCGTAATCTTTTAGTAACTGGTATTACAACAATTGGTTTTGTAACTGGCACAAATGCATATTTTACAGGAATTGTAACAGCAACAAAATTTAAAGGTGCAGTTGATATTACAGATTTATATGTAACTGGTTTATCAACATTCCTTCAAAAAGTTAATATTAATAATGATTTAGGAGTTACTGGTCTCACCACAACACAAAATTTTCAAGTTTATCAAGCAACAACACTTAATCGTTTGAATGTAAGTGGTATTTCAACATTTGACTCTCAAGTTAATATTAATAATTTAAATGTTACTGGTGTTGGAACTTTTGATAATATTAAATTTGATACCAATACCATCAGTACATTATCTGGAAACTTAATTTTAAATTCTAGTGCTGGAATTATTGAAGTTAATGATGCAATCTATGTAACTGATACAACTCAATCTACGAGTAGAGATACTGGATCTATTATCACGGAAGGTGGTGTAGGAATTGAGAAGGATTTATATGTTGGTGGAACAATCTTTGGTACTGTTAATGGGCAAATTATTGGTTATGCATCTTCGATTTCTATTTCTACAGATTCAACTAATACCATAAGATATGTTCCTTTTGTTGATGTAACTTCTGGATTATCAACAGTAAGATCTGATAACTTATTTGTTTGGAACCCATCTTCTAATTCATTGGGTATAGGAACCACGAATCCAACATCAGCACTTACAGTTGTTGGTAATGCAATTATTACCAATCCAAATGCTGCTGCTCTGAGCATTAGAAGTGGAGCGGCAGGAAGTTATGCATCCTTTAATATTGGTAGAACTTCTATTGAGACAACATTTTCAGTTGCTGGTTCTGCTGGTCAATTTGCAAATGATTCAGTTGCTGGTGATTTAGTAATTAGAACAGAATCTACAAGTGCTAAATTATTATTCACAAATGGAGCAACTAATTCAACTCTTGCTGTTGCTGGAAATAATGTTTTAGTCGGTGCAATATCATCAACAGGAACAGCATCACAACCACTTCAAGTTAGTGGTGGTGGATATTTTAATGGAAGAATTGGTATAGGAACAACAAATCCACAAGGATCCATTCACATTTATAGACAAGATACTTCTTCTTTTGGTGAAGTTCATACAGATTTTATATTAGAAAATCCTGGAAAAGGTAATGCAAGATTTTTCTTAAAAACAAGAGATAATAATAGGAATTGGGAATTTTTTGCCGATGATGATGATGGTTCTTTTGGAATTTATGATGGTATTGCAGTAGCAAGAAGATTTTCAATTCTTCCAAGCGGAAATGTTTTAATAGGAACATCATCAACCACGGGAACTGGAACAACATCACAAAGACTTCAAGTTACTGGTGGTGCTTATGTTTCTGATTCTGTCGGTATAGGAACCACAAATCCAGTAGGACAACTTCAAGTTTCTTCTGGACCAGTTATTATTGGCGCAGCAACTTCAACAGGAACCGCATCACAAAGACTACAGGTTACTGGTGGTGCTTATGTTTCTGGTAATACTGGTATAGGAACTACAAATCCAACATCAACACTTACAGTTCAGGGTAATGTTTTGGTTTCTGGAGTTACTACATATTTTGGAAATGTACTTCCTGGTATTACAGACACTTACAATTTAGGAAGTCTTACTCAAAGGTGGAATACAATTTTCGCCAATACTTTCAATGGAAATATTATTGGTTATGCATCTTCAATTGCAGTTTCTACAGATACAACAAATACTGCAAGATACATTTCTTTTGTTGATGTAACTTCTGGATTATCAACAGTAAGAGCTGATGACTTATTTGTTTGGAACCCCTCTTCCAATTCATTAGGTATAGGAACCACAAATCCAACAGTTTCACTACAACTTTCTCCAACTGCTTCTATTTCTAATGTTGGTACTGGAATAACTCTACCAGCAACTGCAGGAGCAGCACTTACCGTAGCACAGTTTCTTCATAACAATAATAATGCTTCATACTTAAGAATCAAAGCAACAAGAAATACTACAGGAAGTGATTGGACTACTGCATCAACAAAATTACTTCAAGTTACTGATGTAACAGAACAAAGTTATATTGAATTTAATCCATTAGGGTCTTCGTCTGGTGGAGCATCTGGACTTGCATTTGGCGGAAGAAGCGGAGAATGGGCAAGATTTAATATCTCTGGTAATCTTGGAATAGGAACCACAAATCCAGGAGAAAGACTTCAAGTTGATGGTAATTTAAGACTCGGAGTTTCGACAACTTCAAACTATATTGCTTTTTATGGAACCACTGGTGATCAACCTGGTTCTTATAACCACACTTATATTGGTGAAAGAATATGGAGCACTGGATCAGAAAGATCTGAATTATTCTTATTCAAGGGAAATGATGCAGATACAACATCTGGACAAGACAGAATAAGACTTGCTGGCGGTCAAGTTAGAATTGATACTTATACAACAGCAACTGGTGGTGCTTCTTTTGAATCTGTTGCTACATCCGCAAATCTAATCAATAGAGTTGTAGTTCATTCAACAGGTGAAGTTGGAATTGGAACTGATGTATTAACAGGAACAGCATCTCAAACTCTTCAGGTAACTGGTGGTGCTTATGTTTCTACAAGACTTGGAATAGCACAAACTAATCCAAATACTGCATTGCATATTGGACCTTATAATGGTAATACTTTACCTCATTTATATCTTGCTTCTGGTAATAATCTTTATGGGTGGAGGATTGATACACAAGATTTTGGTGGTGGTTCTGTTCCATTAAGAATTTGGAGAAGAGTTAATGGAACTGATACTGAATCAGTTACTATTTTAAATCAGAGCGGTAATGTTGGAGTTGGAACCACAACCCCAACACAATCTCTACACATTCAAGGTAATGCCAGAATTACTGGTGCAGTCTATGATTCTACGAATTCTGCAGGAACATCAGGTCAGGTTCTTCAATCAACAGTAACAGGAACTCAATGGACAACACAAGGAACACTTAGTGTTGCTTATGCAGATAATGCTGGTATCGCTACTAACTTAAAAGGCGGCATTGCATCCCAAATACCTTATCAAACTGCAGCAAATACAACTGCTTTTATATCTAATGGTTCTTCAGGGCAATTACTAAAATCCAATGGAACTTCAGCACCTTCTTGGGTAACACAAGGAACACTTAGTGTTGGTTATGCCGATAATGCTGGTATTGCAACCAACCTGAAAGGTGGTGCTGGTGGTTCTATACCTTATCAAAGTGCAGCAAATACAACTACATTTGTTGCTGTAGGTGCTGCAGGATCAATTCTTCAGTCTGATGGTTCCAAACCAGTATGGATTTCCCAATCAAGTATTGCTCCTGGTTATGCGTCTTCAATTTTAGTTTCTGCAGATGCAACAAACACCACAAGATATATTCCTTTTGTCGATGTAACTTCTGGGATTACTACTGTAAGGACAGATTCTAATATTTCATACAATCCTGGTACAGACACTCTTTCTTTAACTAATTTATCTGTCTCTGGTGTCTCAACTTTTAATGGTAATGTAACTCTAGGTGATTCTACATCTGATTTAGTAAGTTTTACTTCTAGAGTTGGTACTGGAATTACACCTTCAACTAATGGAACATTAGATTTAGGTGGAAGTTCTAATAAGTGGAATAATATCCATGCGAACACATTCAATGGTACATTTGTAGGAATTGCTTCTACTGCTAAAAAATTAGAGACTGCAAGAAGTATAGCAATTACTGGAGATTTGTCTTGGAGTGTTAATTTTGATGGAAGTGCTAATGTATCTTCAGGATCGACTTTAGCAAACTCTGGAGTTATGGCAGGAACTTACGGTTCTTCAACTCAAGTAGGTATTCTAACTGTAGATTCTAAAGGTAGAGTAACAGCAGCTTCTAATGTTGCAATTAACTTAAGTTCAGTATCATTTCCATCTGGAACTTTAATGCTGTTCCAACAAACAGCAGCACCAACTGGTTGGACTAAACAAACGACTCACAATAATAAAGCATTGAGAGTTGTAA